GGCTATGACGCAATGGTTCTTCCTAGACGATATGCTGGGCTATGCTTGCCTATGAATGAGGCTCTTATGAGTGCCCTTCCAGTTTTTATGACTGACATATCCCCAAATAATTTTATACTTCCAAGAGAATGGTTAATAGAATCAGAGAAGATTGATAGGCTTCTAACCAGAATGACTCTTGACGTTTACGGTGCAGATCCTATAAAACTTGCAACACGGATTGATGATTACATTAGTAATATAGATAAAGAAAAAGAAAAGAAAAAAGCCTATCAGATAGCATTGCAACATTTTGATATTAATGTATTAAAGGATAAGTATTTAAGTATAATTAATGATATAGTCAGTTGAAAACTCACGTTTTAAATCAACAAGATTAACAAAAGTTGCCTTATCATCGTGCATAAACTGAATCTGAGTTTCTAATAAAGTTATTTTATAGTCAGTAAATTTTAATATGTAGTGTGAGAACCAAAGGTCATCAATAATATGGTATTCTTCTGGGCAATCAAATAGCTTATTATCTAAGAAGATTTTAGATGAACAGATTAAACCACCAGTTCCAGCATAGTTTCCTATCTCTCTTGGCTTTAGTCTAACCTTTTTCCAGTAATCTTTTTCAAATGTATGAGCATAAAAAGATTTGATATATTTTTCATCATACTGAGTATGACACTCTTGTATAAATGAGTTTGGCAAAACCTCATCATCATCAACAAATATTATTTTTTCATATCCTTGCTGGGCCAATTCTCTTGCAAGATAAAACCTTGCAAACTGTTTATATTTATTTTCATAATTTTTTATAAAAACATTTACACCAAGATCTTCTCCATATTTTCTAAAATACCCAGTCAGCTTAAAGTCTTGTTCAATTGCATTATTTACAATATAGAAATCAAAATCTTTATTGTTTTGTAATTTTATTTTTTGTAATAATTTGGGCATGTTTGTAAGCCTAATATAGGTGCACATAATTAGTGCAGTATTAGACTTTGCTTTAATTTGATCTTCGTATAGGTATGTCATAGTATAAAAGAAAGAGAGGGATAGGCCAGATGGTCGTATCCCTCCCTAAAGAATTACTTCTTTGGTGCTGCCTTCTTACGTGCAGGTGCCTTCTTTACCTTTACTGTCTTTACTGCTGCTGCAACGCTAGCTGCACTTGGAAGAATACCAAATGCCTTGTCGTTAGGATTGATTGCTCTCAATGCTACTGGTGCAAGTGCTGCTAGTAGTGAGTATGCAAGAGTCTTAGGGTCTGTAACCCCAGACATATATAGTGCAAGTCCTGCACCAAGGACTGAGCGTCCATATGATGATAGTAGTGCCTTTAGTTGTTCTGTATTCATATTATTCCTCCTAGGATATAATTCGTGTTAGTATTGTGAAGCCAATCCATAGACCAATAATTCCTGCGACTCCCGCAAAAACTGGTGGCGCTGGTACTGGCAATTTGAATGCAGCAAACACAACTCCGCATCCAAAACCTGTTAGTGTTGATAATAAAACATCTTTCATTTCATTTCCTCTGTTGGCAATAATGTTTTTAGTTTTTCATATTCTTCTGTTATTTTTTTCATAGAGTAATAGTTTGGTGTCATTGACGATAGATCCCCATACTCTTTAAAATAATTAATTTCTGGTTCTGTTTCAACAATAAAACTGTTTAGTCCAGCCTGAACATCCTCAATGTATTGATAAGCCCAATCACGAGAATCAGACAAGAACTTAATAAAATTTTCTTTATGAACGCTTTCATCTGATTTAATTTTTGATTCTTCAACTTCATTAATTAATTTTTCAAGAAGCATCATGTCAATAAATAATTGTTTATACTGTGTGCGAAGCTTATTAAAATTATATACAAGTGTTAAGTATGCAACGCTGACAGAAAATAAACATGTTGATAAAACAATAATAGTAATGATCATTACTTTATTACCTCTCTAGTAACTAAAACAATTGCTCCATTTTGTTCAAGTGCATCCTTAACCTTTGCAACGTATTGAACGGCTTCTATTTTTTCATCGTGTACCATTTGCATAAAATCTTTCTCATTAAGTTTAATAGTTAAAAAACTTTCATTATCAATTATGTTTACAGCAAAATTTTTCGGAGTAGCAATTGAGTGAAAGGCTATACGCATTTGATCTGTATACATTATTCCTCTTCACCACTCACATGATTAAACAAATCTTCAAGACAGGTGAATCCAATGTCTTCATTGATTTCAAGAGACTTAAGAAGTATGATCCAGGTTTCGTGAATATATTGCTTAGCCATCTCTGATGGGGTAACAAGTTCAGAATCAATTAAGAATGCAAGCGGCAGACCTAAATCATTATATGTTATAAAATCTTCAAACTTCTTTTCTTCTTTATGGTTTATCCATAATTCAGCAAGAATTGAACAAGCATCATCAAATGATGTTAATTCATCTCCGTTGTTAGAGATTGCCATACTTCACCCCATTGTTCTTTACTCTTGTGTTTATTAAATTCTCTTGAAATTTCTCCACCTTCTAAGTATACACCACCCCAAATACCCCACTCTTTGCCAGAAACACCATTAGCAAAGCATGTCTTTGCAACAGGGCAGGTTGAACAAAAATTATCTATATTGTGTCTTAGCTCAATATCATCTTCGTATTTATCAAAATACAAATTTGTATCTAGTCCAAGACACTTAGCCTGATCTTTCCATAAATGTTGTTTCAAGGATTACTCCTTATACTTATTTGGAATATCCCAGCCGTTGCGATCAACTGTATAAACTTTATGTAAATACCACTCACCATTAACTCTGATTCCTAAAGGAGATGTACGAGCAATGTCTGACTTTTTAAGATCAAGTACATTCCATCCATCCCAGCAAAGATTACGATTCTTCTTAACTATTGATTCCATAACTTGCAACTTGCTTACGATCATTTTATACCTCAGTATCTATAAATTCCGACTTCAACATTTTTGAGTTCGGCTGATGCTACTAACTTTGAGACTGTTTCTTTTGGCTTACTTAAAAATGCCAAATAGTTCACATGCTCTAAATTTTCTTCAATATAAGATGCAGGAACTTTAAAGAACTTAATCTTCTTTCCCCTGGCCTTCATTCCTCTTTCAGAAAGGTTTGAAAACTCTGACACCATTGAGTTAATCCTTGCTGGTCCAGCAGAATAGATTAGCAGCTCTTTGTCTTCGTCTTGCATTGCAGACATTGCAACACCCATTGCACGAAGGAAGACCTGATAATCATCAAAATCTTTCGTTCCCTGCACTGCTACTATCATCGTTGTTCCCATTCTTTAGTTTATCTAATATGAATAACATCTTATCAATATCTTTTTTTGACATGTTGGCTGTGTCAACTGGCTCAGTAGTATCTATATTGACACTACCGCCAATTGCATTAGCACAATAAAATATATTATTGCTAACCCAATATGCTTTATCTTCTATAAAAATAACCTTTACACTATTTCTTTCAACATGTATTAATGATTGAGAAGGTTGTCTTGGTTTTTCATATAAAGTTTTTGGAAGAAAATCTTTTATCATTAAATGGATACTACTTTGGCTATACGAAATACCCTTAAATGCTTTAAACTTTCTCCCTCTATAAAGTATATAAGAAGTAAAGCACAATGTCAAGCCCAAGATGGGAATAATTTGTGCTAAGTTCATTACTTATTCTGACTTTTTATTTTTTACAACTGTTTGATCTTGAGGTGCAGGAACTCTATTTCTAATAAGTTGACCCTGTAAAACCTCATACTCAAGATCTGAAACCTTTGTTTTATAAAAAACAACAAGCTGCTTCAACTCATCAAGAGTTAGTTCATTCATAGTTTACCCCTTTAACTAGCATTACTTATAAAATGGGCTTAGATCAAGAACTGATCCGCCCCAAATTGTATGATGTGACTTACCCATAGAGTTGTCATATTCATCTGTGTTTGGTTTTGTTGCTTCAAACTCTGCATCATTTCCATTATTAATGTTCTTTGGAGAACAGGCTGGACAATCTGGGCAATCAACATTCATTGCTTTGCATGTTTCGCATCCGCAGTCTTTGTATCCCTCGGTTGTTACTTCTTGCTCTTGAGGTGTTCCACCAGGAATCTCCTCAACCATCTGCTTAATAACTGATGCTAACTCTTTAATCTGGTCTGCTGCTGACATGCTTTCTCCTCCTGTGTTTACTCCCGAATGGGAATCTCCAATACCACTTCTGCGTCTTCCATAACGAATAATATCATCTTTGCTAGCATCTGGCACGTTGGCGTATAAAGCCCTTACCTGTGATGTTGCTTTACCCTTAGTAGGGTGTGTCCCGACAGTCTTACCCTTGTCATCTACAACGGCGTACTGTGAGCCTGATCGTTCAATATGGTATGGCATAGTTCTCCTGAATCTATACTATGATTATAGCAGATTACTTAATGAGAAGTCTTTTTATCTCAAAAAGAGACATTTGTTCTTCTTTTGAAAGACCTTCAATTTCATCGTCATAAAAAGCTTTATCCGCCAGCGTAACCAATGGGTCTTCTTCTAGCAAATCTACGGACAAAAATCCTTTTTCCCAAAGGCCCATTATGTCACGATTTACCTCATTAAGATGCTCACGATATAACTCTGGCATTATTTTTTCTATTTTTGAGTTAAATCTATACAATGGTTGCTGAGTTTTTGAATCAATCCCAGATACCTCAATTGCTCCGCTAAGAATCAATGCCTCAATAGTCTCATCAATTGGATCCATGAATGAACTCCTCAATCTGTTTTTTTGTCTTTGCTCCATTGATTCTCCTGATTTCTTTTCCGTCTTCAATGAGTACAAATGTTGGTATCGCTTTGATCTCAAACTTCCTACATAAATCACTGTTATCGTCAGCATCAATAAATTGAAACTTAATGACATTATCTCTATCCAATTCTTCTGCTATAGGGCGAACTCGTTTGCAAGGGTCACACCACTCTGCAGTAAAATAAAGAATGTGTCTCATCTAATTAAATCAACTGTAATTTTTTCTGGCTTGCACCCAATAAGGATTGATTCAATTGCTGTTTTTTCTTTAGCATCAATTGCTAATGACCAACGAAGTTTAATTGAAATCCAGTTATTAATATATTCACAGGCATAATTTTTATTTGTTGGAATCCAGCTTGCAGGATCTTGATCACTCTTAGATCTATTTGATGAACCAGTTACAGCAATAAGATGACGTGCATCTATTTGATCATTTGCGTACATCTCTTTCTTCTTTGCATCCCATACATATGCTCCAGAATCCCAAGCTTCAGCAAGTGGAACCATGTGGTCAACATCAAGTTTTCCAGCATCCGTTACTTTAACGTTGTCATAAATGCTAAGCCATTCTCCGCCTTTAATTACGCAACCTTTTTCAACAATTGGTTTTACAATTGCTTCTGAAATAATTACAGATTTACGTGAATCGCATCCATTTCCAGTGCCGACCCAATGTTTAAAAAGTGTACGCTTGTATCCTGTACGAACTTCATCTGCAACCCTTAAAACCTTCAAAGCTGTTTTTTGATCTTTTGCTATTAATGTAGTACTTTGTAGCATTAAGCCAACTTCTGAAGCGGTTGCTGGTGTTATGTTTAATGTTAATGCTAATATAGTTAATAATAAAATTTTTTTCATTATTTTTCCCCCTGTTTTGTGATTACTGGCTTATTGTGATTAACATAATAAGGACCAAGGTCTGCTTTAATACGACCATCTTTTCTTAATTTTACAATCCTTCCATCTTTAATCTGTGTAGCATTAAACGGATGTTTACTATTTCCCATTTTCAAGTCTCTTTCTTTCATCAATTATTTCAACCATAAAATTCATTATTTTTTCATAGCCAACTTTATCGTCAACTACTTTATTGTAATGGTGTGAACAAAAAAGAAGTTCTCCTAAATGCCCAATGACTTTAACATACGCTTGTGCAGCACATCTATCGCAACGATCTGTTGCATCCATAAGCCATACTTGCTCTTCTTGCTCAATCATCGTATTAATATTATACTACCGCTTTCTATTGTCTGTGGAATAAAACCCATTACCGTGAAAAAGTACTCCAGGGGATTGCCATTGGCGTTGCATACTTTCATTACAACACACTGGCTCTGTACTATCTCCAAAATTTCTTTTGTATTCAATAGTAGAAGAGCACAGTGTGCACTTGTAATCATAAACTGGCATTACTTATCCTTAAGAGCCTTAAATGTAGTTTGATCAACTACGCCCGTTACTGGTAATTTTGCTTTATTTTGAAAATCTTTAACAGCTTTTTCTGTACCTGGACCAAATACTCCGTCAGTCTTAAGGTTAAGAATGTTCTGAATTGTTTTAACTCCAGAACCCTTAGCACCAATTTTAATTGGTTTAAATGCTGCTGGCTTTGTTGATGCAGGTTTTGCTGCAGGTTTTGTAGTTTCTGCAACGACTCCAGCTTTAGATAATAGTGGAGCGTTCTCTTCTCCAGCATATACAGGACGACCCCAACCTACAACTGCGTTAAGGATACCCTTTTTGTTCTTTACATATGCACGAGTCTTCTCAACACACATTCCACCATTGCGCTGGTCTCCCTTTGCAGTTCCAGATGTATTTCCTTCAATAACTTGAATTGTTCCATCTCCATTATTCTTAATGCAAAGACCAACATGTGAAATACGATTTACACCATCATCTGGAAAATCAAAATAAATCCAGTCTCCAGGGGTAGGATCATCATTACGAGCATCTGACCATCGTCCTTGCTTCTTGAACTCATCTGATGCTGCTATTGTTGATGCAGACTTTGGAAACTTTTTAACTCCCGCTGTAAATGCACACCACGAAACAAATGACTGGCACCAAGGTTGAAAGTTTATCTTCATCCATGCACCGTACTTAGTTTCATTATCTTTTGGACCTTCAATTGTGCCTAATTCTTTTTTTGCAATTTCAATGATTGCTTCTACTGAACCCTTTACTGCCATTTTTTCCTCCTGTTTAGCTACATCTTAAGTATACACTATGCTGATTTTTCTGTCAATCTGGAGTAAGTTCTTATTCTATGACAGTTTGCACATACTACTTCACATTTTGCTATCTCTTTTTTTATTGCTGCCCAAGAAAATCCATCGTGAATCATTCTTGATATATTATATTTTTTATCTTTTAAATGATCAAAGTCTAAAACTATGTGATTATTTTCTCCACAGTCCACACACCCACTGGCTTCTTTAATCTCTTTAAGACGCCTTTTGAATTGTTGTTTATTATAAACTGCCAATTCTTTTTCTGACATATTATTATAATTATACACCTAAATGTTGTGCCCCACACAGGCAATCCGTCTGACTTGCGCCACGGTCTCTATTCAATGGGTAACTATGCCATCACTAAGGTCCTGTGTGGGAACATCTACATTGTACTACTTGATTTTGATAGACTTAGGTTTCTTTTCTTCAGGAACAATACGATCAATATTAACATTAAGCATACCGTCTTTTAATTCTGCACCTGTTACTTCCATGTATTCTCCAAGAGCAAATGATCGTACAAATTTACGACCAGCGATACCCTTGTGAACAACTTCAGCATCTGTTACTTCTGCAATTTCTCCCTTAATAATAAGAGTTCCATTGTCTACCGAAATATCAATGTCTGTTTTTGTAAATCCCGCAATTGCTACAGATAATCTATATGTATCTTCATCTAGCTTAAGAAGATCATATGGAGGATATGATTGTAGATTGGTTTTATGTGCGGTATTTAAACGACCTAGCTCCCTATTGAAGCCAATAAAAAAAGGATCATTGAATAGATCCATTGCAAACTGTGTTACCATTTTATTCCCCTTTCAAGCGAATAAGTTAATGTACCCCCGTAGGCAGTACAATACTATTATATCAAACATTTGGAGCAAAAGACGAGACTTGAACTCGCAACATCTACCTTGGCAAGGTAGTACTCTACCAATTGAGCTACTTTTGCATTGCTGGTCTGGCAGGTCACGATCCTGCGACATTCGCATTAACAGTGCGATGCTCTACCAACTGAGCTACAGACCAAAACCTATCCTACTACTATTAATATTATAGTTTAACCCATTTATCAAGCATAATTAATAGTTCATCAATCCAAGTAAACAAAAGATTTAAATTATTATCAAAAATAGCTGTAGTGATTTCATCCTTAGTTTTTGGAGAATCAAATGTAATAGTTTCAACTTTAGGCTCTGAAAATCCAAAACCATCACTTACATACTGATAAACATACAATTCTGCCCCAGTTTGATCATCAATAACAGGAGTAAATTTCATTTCACCGTTTACAAAGTTCTCTGGACCAAAGGTAAGCATTTTAGATTTTACCGTTGTTTGCAAAGTAGTGATTGAGGTTCCGTCTTCAAATGTTTGCACTTTTGTTGAAGGAGCAGGAAATGCTTCAGACCCTCTTGTAAAGACTTTTGCTTCACTGTCATAGTGAACGGCCTGCGGTGATTGGGGATCAGGTCCACCCCAATACCCTCCTTGAGATTCATGTGTTACTGGATTTGCTGGCACTTGTAAAGCAACCTTTGATCCAGCAAATTCTCCAGATCCACATACCGATGGTTGGCACACAATAATGTTTGTTACCAAACCAGTGGCATCTATCATAGCCCATGTCTGGCAAGGATCTTCAGCCGAACACTCCCCTGCTTGTGCTGGGACAACTGAAATAAATATAAAAGATGCTGCAACTAATACTAATGAACCTATAATTGATTTGAACTTCATTTTTCTCCTTATATCATTAGACGGACTACATGGCAACATGGATCACCACCGTCATCCCATTCTTGTAATTCATCTTCACCCATATATTCATACCCACCATCGTGAGTATTACAATAAGGATCAGAAATCCATCCACGTTCAATACCGCTTGTTAACCAGATACCAAACTCTGCATCTTCCACACTATCTTCTATATGCATATTAAAAGTATACCCCTAAACACTTACTACGTCAACTGGGCCCATGCATGATGGGTTAAATTTAATAGCTGCATTTACTGCACCTACTACACGTTTTCTTGCGTCCCTTGCTTTTTCGGTGGCATTCATATAGCCGTAAGCATATTCAGCCCCTGACCCCATTGCAAGATATGGCAATGTATATTTAGATAGAGACATATCTGCAGAACTATGCTCATAAACGTTTCCACGTACAGCAATAATTAAGCCAAGATCACCGTCTTTTGAAGTGTCTACCCAGAAATCATTATAGAATGCACGAAGCTGTTTGATGAACTTGGTTTGCATAAACTTGTCTGTATCTTTAATATCAGGAACATAAGGATTAAAGTTATAGCGAATACGCTCACCATCCATTGAACCCGCATACCCAATTAAGTAAGGTCCTAGTTTCCAAACCTTTGGACTAGACAGTGCTAGAATAGTGCCATCATCTGATGCACCACGATCTCCAGCCATAAATATTTTATTGTTTACTTCATCACGAACGACTGCAATACAAGTCATGCAGAAACCCCTCCCAAACCGATATATTTAAGTATACCATTGGCTAGGAGGGGTGTCAAGTAAGGCTAGATAATGACTAATTAGCCTTTTTGTCTACAGATTTAAATGCATCATTGATTTCTGACAATGATAGCTTTCCATCGTCCAAAAAAGCCCTTGCCAACCTTTCAATAACACTTGCTACGCCAAGTAAGCCTGCAAGTAGTACTGCCTGAATGGTATCAATTCCAACTACTGCTCCAGCACCAAGTACTGATAGACCAGAAGCGGCAAAGACGGCTATAATCCTCATTAAAACATTTGTTATTGCTTTTTGTGGATGTTCTTTTGTGGTGGGTTCTACTATTTTTTTAACTGCCATTACTCATCTCCATATTCTTTATTTCTAATTGGACTAGTTAGTATCCAAAGTGTAGTGGTGGCTATAATTCCATAACCAACAATAGTCTTTGCACTACCGTCCAAAACAACCCAGGCAATAAACATTCCAAGAAGAGTCCATGCCTGATCTACCATATCCTTTAGGATATTTTTTATTATTCTTACCATCTTCTTCCTCCTCTTGAACCTGGTGAATTGCTGCCTGAGCCTCCACCAGAACTTCCTCCACCGCTAGAACCTCCTGCTGCCCCACCTGCTGCAACGGCTGCTGCATTAATAGCAGCACCTCCAGCAATAACTGTTGCCACAACCATCTTTGTTGCTTCTTTTCTTTCACCTGGAGTCATATCTGCTCCAATGCTTCCAAGTGCTGCTAGTGCTGCTCCTGGATCTGTAAATGCTGCTTGTAGTAATGCGCCTGGATCTTGAACTAATTCTACATTTGCTGCCACTTCTGCAGTGATGACAAGAACTTCTCCAGATTCAGATGTTCTAAGAGCAACTGGTGTTTCTGGTGGAAGATCTGCATATGAGACTCCAGATGCTTTTATCTCTGCTGCAGAAATTGACTCCCCTGGCTTTAGATTTTCAAGTAGCGCTTCAACAAGAACCTCTTTTTGTTCTTCTGTTAACTTCTTTCCATCTTTTGCGTCTTCAAGTATTTCTTTTAATTCTTTTTCTTTTTCTTGTGCTTCTTCTTCTTTAGCCTTTGCTTCTTCTAATTCTTTTTCTTTTGCTTCAGCCTCTGCCTTAGCATCCTCTTCTGCTTGTCTGGCAGCCTCAGCCTCTGCTTCTGCAGCCTCTGCTTCTGCCTTTGCATTTTCTTCAGCCTGTCGTGCTGCCTCTGCTTCTGCTTCTAATCTTTCAGCCTCTGCTTTAGCCTCTGCTTCTTCTGCTGCTTTAGCCTCTTCCTCAGCCTGGGCTGCTGCTTCTTCTGCAGCAATTCTATCTTCTTCTGCCTGCTGCGCTTCAGCCTCTGCTTGTGCTGCAGCCTCTTCTGCTGCTATCCTATCAGCCTCTGCTTTTTCTGCTGCTGCTTGGGCTGCCTCTGCTGCTGCTTCTGCTTGCGCTGCTGCAGCCTCTGCTGCTCTTGCATTTTCTGATGCTACTGCTGCTTGTCTTTCTGCTTCTGCTCTAATTGCAGCCTGTCTAACTGATTCTTCTGCAGCAAGTGTAGCGTCTACTAAAGCATCTGCTGCGTTAACTGATGATCCCATTGCTTCAATTGATTGTGTAACAAGCATAATTGCTGAGTCTAATTGTGATTTAGCAGTTTGAACTTGGCCTTGCCAGTACACTACTTGTTGGTTGGCTGTATTTAAATTAGCCTGAGCAGTTTGCAATGCCTGTTGTGCTGCATTAATTTCTGATTGCAATGCATTTTTATTTGATTGCAAGCCAGACAGAACTGCTTGCGCTGCAGTCAAATTCTGTTGTGCAGTAGTTAAATTATTTTGTGCAGTTATTAATGCTTCAGCAAGATTTGTATTTGCTGGCGCAGGAGTATAAGGTGTATACCCAGTCCTATTAATATGTGCTGTAAAATTAGTAGAGTTTGTTCCAGATGTTAGTGGTATTTGTACACTTTGCATTTGATTATTTACATACTCAACTATCTGAACTGGATTATTATAGTTGTTTCCATTCATACCAACAGAAGAAACATCTGCTTTCCAAGATCCATCAAGGGGATTTACTTCAGCGTCAAATGTCATATATGTTTTTGATGTGTTTGATGATCTTGTTGCATATGGAACAACATTCCATTCAACTAAAAGACTATTGATGGTTGTTGAATATCTAACATATGTATCTGAATCAATATTCCACCAATCACGGAAATTAATATAAACTGCTGGGGCATTGCCACCCCAACCTTGAGGGGTACCAAAAGATATCAAACCATTTGTAGCAACATAAACATCTGTATATGTTTGATCTCCATGTCTAAGGGCATATGGCAGTTGTATTCTAAACGACTGATCATCATCTTTAGGAAGGTTTGTGGTTTGTGGATTGCCAGCATTTTCTAATCTTATTTGGTTTTGAACTAATGTAACATCTCCTTGACGAGCAAGGACAGTCGCACTGTCTATATTTACTAGTACGGTCTGGCTATCAATCTGGCTACTAAGAACTGTCATACTATCTGTCAAAGATAGTACTGTTGCTGATTCTGTGGCTACTGCCTGTGATCTTGCAGTCTGGGTTTCTACCGCTTGAGCCAGGAAATTCTGAGCAGATGTAACATTATTGACAGCCACAGTAGCACTATCTACTACTGCTTGAGCCTGTATGATAGAGTCCTGTGCCTGTGTGATAGTGGCTGTAATGGTCTCTGTAGGGCTTGTAATGGCTGTTGCTTGGGTTTGTATGACTGCCGTGGCAGATTCATCCTGAGTTATTGTAGCCTGTGCTACCTCTATTATGGCTGTTGCGCTTTCAATTGTTACTGTTGATCCTGCAGAAATTGTTGCTGTTGCGGTATCTGATGTAGAAACTTGAGAAGTTACTTCTTCTATTGCACGGGCATGGTCAGCGGGGGCTAGTATAAGCCACAAAACCACTAATAGTCCCACCAAACTACTCTTTAGTAGGAAAGATTTAATGTTGGGTCACACCCTTTCCAAGATGTTTGATAACCCTATTATATCATTTTATGCAACAAAAAAGAGGGCCAAGTTAATGACCCCCTTAATTGTTGGATTAATATATTACTTATTAAGTAACTTATTGACAAGAGCAGTCAACGCTGTAATCTGCTTCTTGAGGTTGTTAAGTGCAGTTGTTACTGACTTAGATAGAGCTGCAACGGCTGCTGAAGCATCTTCTGCTGCTGCTGTTGCGGCATCTGCTGCATCTGCTGCTGCAAGTGCTGCATCAGTTGCGGCGTTAGCTGCATCTGTTGCCTCATTAGCAGCATCTTTAGCAGAGTTAATTGCTGAGTTTTCTACCTTTGATGTTGCTGTAACTGCAATCTGACCTGCTGCTGGAAGTGAAGTTCCTCCTACTGCAGATATTGTAATAGTATTTTCAGTCAAAGGCATAAATACCTTATATGTTTTTACTGTTGATGTGTCAGTTGTAATTGATACTGATGTAAGAACATCTGATCCTGTGCCAAATGCATAGGTAGAAGTAATTCCACCTGCTGCAAATAGGTTAGAGTGTGTCTTGCCAGAAACTGGAAGACCTGCTGCATCAACTACAGAAACTGTAATTGTTGCTGCTTCACCTGGAAGATATGAATCTTTATCAAATGACAACTTAGCAGTTGCTGCTGCTGCTTCTACACGAGTAGAAACTAGAGCAGATGCAATTGTTCCAGACTTAACTGTAACTGTAACTCCGCCTGCCTTTACACCTGTAAGTGTAAAGATAGCCTCACCATTTACGATGCTTGCTGCTGTACCTGAATCAGACACTACAGAAATATTACTTGAGTACGCATTAAGTGTTCCTGCTCCAACTGTAACACCTGCTGCATCATATGCAACTGCCTTAACTGTTGAAACATTTGAACCTGTTGTGATAACAGATTTAACTGTCGTTGCTACGATTGTAGCAATATCTCCATAGAATGTTACCTTCTCTGTTGCAATCACTGCACCAGCTAATGTTGTAAGAGTAATTGTTGATACTCCTGCTGTACCGTCAGCAAATACGCCAATGTGATTTCCTGATGGAATTACAAGAGCGCGACCAGTTGCTGAAATTGTTGTAGCATTTGTTCCATAACCGATAAGTCCTGAACCTGATACTGTTGCAAGAATTGATTCAGTTGCTGATCCGCCTGCAGCATTCTTAGGTGTAACAACGATAACCGCTGCTGCATCTGTTGAAGTAGCCTTTGGTGCATATACTGAAGCATCTGCTGTTGCAGTTGTAACTTCTCCAGCATTTAGAATTGAGGTTGTTGTTGCTGCAGAAGGTGTAATATCTGCTGCCTTTACTGTAACTGTCCATGCAACGGATGGACCTGTTGCTGGGCGAGTTGTAATAATTCGTGACTCGTATGTACCTGCAACTGATGGAGCAACCAAAGATACTGTGAACTTTGCAGTTACATATCCTGGTGTGCCAACTGTTGAGTTAACGTCTGCTGAAAGATTTCCTGCAGCAATTGCTACTGTTGAAGTTGTTGTTTCAAGCAAAGTGATTGTTGCATTCTTTGATGCGCCTACTGGCTGTGAAAACATAGCAGACAACACAGTTGCTGTATCTGCTGCTGTTTCTGAAATAAATGACAATGTAACTACTGCTGTAGCAGTCTCACCAGCGGTGATTGCATCTGTAGCAGAGTCAATTGTTAGCGTTGGTGCGATTACAGCAGCACTTGTCGGAAGTGCCGATAGTACGCCAAAGGACATAGCTGCAGCAAGTCCTAGGGCAATTTTCTTAAATGAATTCATTTTTCTCCTTGTTAGTTTTATAATAAATTGAAGTTATCAAGATAATCCTTAATTTCTTCAGGAATTTTCTTGTTGTCTAATTCTACCATACCTTGTTGTTTCTCTGCAAGTTGCTGATTTGAGCGTGACCAAGTGTGGATATCAATCTCTATATTAGTATTCTTTGGGGTATGAGATAAGGCGCCAAATACTGCACCAGTTACTGCATCAGATAAATCTTTAGATTTTTTACGGGGGTGATCTACTTTTTTATCATTAATAATCTTAAGTTCTGACATTTCGTCAAGTAGTAATGGGATATGTGGCATTGCAACACGCTCTTCATAGATCATCATTGCTAAGTCTTCGTAATGCTTTTTACCAACAGAAACAGTATCTGTTCTTATTCCAACCGCTTGTAGCTCTTGTTGGATATCAAATGACTGCCATCGGTCAAAAGTAACCATGCCAAGATTAAATCCTTGTCTGCGAAGATTTTGAATCCACTGCTTAACCTCAGAAAGGTTTACTGGGCCTTCAACCTTTGGCTCCCACCACACAACAGCATCAACAATAATAATTGGAGCTACCTGCTCATAGTCTTTAACTACTTGTAGGTTTACCCACTTATCAACATGAGCAATTGCTACTGCACACTTATCGTGTTTTTGTGCA